ATCATTTCCTCTCAACCTTTTGCCACTCAAGGCATACTACTTTGCGGTTATACACATCACCTGTCCATGCCCAACGCACACAGCGGTATTCAGTTTTTCTGTCTTGGCTGGCGGTTCCAACCAGCCCCAACAGCAGTAACAGAAGGAGCCAGCGCATGAATCATACGTCACCAGTGTTAGTAGATGGGAATGCGCGGTTGTAACCCCAAATAATCCTTACTGCGCCAGCCGATGGAGAATTTTGGCTTGAGCCACCACCATAAAGACCACCTGCACCAGTTCCACCACCACCTGCACTACCATCAGTTCCACCACTACCACCGCCACCACCAGCATTTACATTAACTACATAAATACCGCCAGCACCGCTAGTACCTTGACCGAGTATGCCAACCCCGCCACCGCCACCACCCCTGCTACCACCTGAACCTGCTCCGCCGCCACCGCCACCGCCAGAGCCATTACCACCATTAGAAGTATGTGCGCCACCAGCACCGCCATTCCCAGAATATCCACCTGCGCCACCGCCAGAGCCGGGATTGCCTACACCAACCCCACCTCTACCGCCAGAGCCACCAGTACCATAGATTACAGAGCCACCAAGACCGCCACCACTAGCACCATTTTGACCGCCACCTGCTTTGACGCTAGTTGAGTTAAATGAACTATCTTCTCCATATCCAATAACACCTACTCTTATGTTTCCAACAACAACCGTATACGAATTGCCGGGAACAACTGTAATATTATTTGCATATGCTAAAGCACCACCGCCACCGCCTGCAGCATCAAAAGCACCATCTGGTGAATAAGTTCCACCCGCACCTACACAAACAACAGAAACTGAAGTCACATTTTGAGGGGCAACCCAAGTATATGTTCCGGGCGTTGTAAATGCTTGTTGACCAGCAGGAATAGGCCATGTACCAGCCGCTTGATATTGAGCCGCTTGATCTAGTGTCCAAATGCCGGGAGCCGCAGTATTGCTAACTGTTGGAGCGGTTTTAGTGACATACCCACCGGGATATTGTTGACTCATACATTACCTGTGTTTGTTGAGGGGAACGCACGGTTAGCGCCCCAAATAATTCGGACAGCGCCACCAGCACCTGTACCACCTGTACCGCCGTTTCCATTTGATCCGCCGCCACCGCCGTATGCGGCCCCATTTTTATTTCCGTCGGGAGCATCCTGAGCGGAAGCACCACCTGAACCGCCTTTACCCCCAGTTGGATAAGTACCGGCATCTGAACTACCCGCCGTTCCACCAGCACCGCTGGCTCCTTGCCCAAGAATGCCAACCCCGCCACCGCCAGTTGGGTAGTAGTTTGAACCATACGGAGGAAAAGCTCCAGAGCCGCCGCCCCCGCCACCCCCGCTACCGTTGCCGCCCGCAAGTATGTTACCGTTACCACCATTCCCTGAGTAGCCGCCAGCTCCGCCACCACCAAAATCGTCGCCTGCTTCTATCCCTTCGCCGTTTCCTCCATTGCCACCACCATCCCCAGCGTAACTGCCACCAACTCCGGTTGAACTAATTCCACCAAACCCACATACGGTAGATGTGTTGGCAAAGTAGCTATTTCCCCCTGAATTATTAACGGCTCCTGCCGCACCTACAACCACTGTGTAAGAAACACCGGGTGTAACAGAAATATTATTTTTCCAACCAAGGCCTCCGCCTCCACCTCCAATATCAACGCCAAAGCCACCAGCACCGCCGCCTACAGCTACTACGGAAATAGAAACTACATTATCAGGACAAACCCATGAGTAAGTACCGGGCGTTGTGTAGGCTTGTTGACCGGGAGTTGTAATCCATGCGTTATTTCCAATTGCTTTTAATTGTTGCCGTAACGTCCACAGCCCTACAGCCGCTGTTGTAGAGCTTGTAGCAACTATTGCGGATAATTTAGCCCCAATATAGCGCAGTGACATAAGACACCTATTAGGTAATTGCTTCGTAAGCGGCGGTCAATTCAATTGCAGCGCCAGTACCAACTGTGACAACAATAGACTGAGATTCACCTACATACAAAGCTGTAGTTTTATCCACAATAATCAATGACGCATTTGCCGGTACGTTAATTTGATAGGCAATACGATATGCAGTACCGCCACCGCTAACCGCACTATTGATAGATACCGTTACAGGAACCGCAGTGCCAGTGACATTAGAAGCAATAATACTATCTAGCTTATTGACTGTGCCAACCGCAGGCGTCAATGCAGTCCAAGTTGTAACGCTAGAATTTGCGGGGATTAAATATGAAGTGTTGCCGTAAATACTTGTTACGTTAACGATATTGGGATTTGCCATAATTGCTCCTTAAAATCCAAAAATAATTGCCATAGCGATGGACTTGCCGGTAGTAATACCACCCAAGTTTGATAACGCTGTTGTTGCTGTAGAGGCGTTTGTACCTCCATTTGCAATAGGTAATATACCGGTCAGACTTGTAGCAACACTTGATGCTACTTTAACAAAGTCAGAGCCGTTCCATGCTACAAGACATTTTTCACCGGATATTACAGTAACACCTGTAGTTGGGCCAGAGCCGCGAATAACAACTGAGCCAGTCCCTGCATTGATAACAACATAGGCTTTGCTCTGAGCGGGCGCTGTCACATTTCTGGTAGTTGCGCCATTACTAGCAGTCCAAAGAATTATAGAACTTCTAGCTTGGTTTGATGCACCGTTAGTTGTACTAAGCGTTACGTCTGTATTTGCACTTAAAGTAGTTGTCCCAGCAACGGCGGAGTCAATCAACGATGTGATTGAGTCATTGACAGTCGTTCCCCACGTACCAGACAAGTCGCCTGTCGTTGGAAGCGCTAAACCCAGTAAGGGCGAAAAGTTAGTAACTGCCATAATTTATCCTTATGCCGTATATGAACCAGCAGATTTAAAAATCATCACTGTGTTTGACCCATTAGTCACAACAGTTGGAGAGCCAGTTGTTGTGCCTGAATAGTTTGCTGTTGGGACAGAAATAATAACGCAACCAGAGCCACCATTTCCACCAAACCAATTTTGTCCACCACCGCCACCACCACCAGAATTGGCCGTTCCTGCATCACCCTGCGTTCCACTAGTTCTTCCAGTACCACCACCGCCAGAACCTCCAGCCGCGCCCGGATAACCACCACCGCCACCGCCAGCAAAATATACGCTAGTGCTAACAACTTGACCAACACTTGCAGAAGTTGCTTGGGTTGTTGTAATTAAAGTTGTAGTTAATCCAACGCCTCCCGGGCCACTAACACTTCCGCCTGACGTGCCATTACCACCGACCCCACCAGCACCGCCGCCGCCGCCAGCACCATCGGAAACGCCAAAACCACCCGCATTACCTTGTCCAGCCGTTCCCGCTCCGCCATTTTTTTGTGCGCTACCCCAGCCGCCGCCGCCAGAACCGCCAGAAGCATTTGTACCATTGTTTGTGCTTCCGTATCCACCACCAATAGCAGTAAGTCCTAATCCTGTGCTGTCAACACCGTTAGTTGCAGAGTTTCCAGATGATGGATTTCCAGTTCCACCTGCACCAACTGTAAATGAATATGTTGTAGCAGGTGTGAAAGTGCTAGTTCCTGATAATAATCCACCTGCACCACCACCTGCCGCACCGCCGCCGCCACCACCTGCAACAATTAAATAACTTGCTGAATATGTATCAGCAGGAGTTACTGTAACTGTTTCCCAAAGAGTGCCATCGTAAACTTCAAGCGTTGTCTTGGTTGTGTTCCAACGAAGCATTCCAGCCGTAGGCGTTGGCCGTTGAGCCGTTGTTCCTTTTGGAACTGTTAATGCACCAGTAGAGTTAAACGTAGCATTCTGATCTGTGCCAATTGTGACCGCAGTCGTGCCATTTGTTTGAAGCGCAAGAACCCCAGACGAATCAGCCGCCGTCTTTAGACCAGCACTTCCTGATACTGATCCATTGTCTGAGTTAACTGTTGATGCCATAAATTCCTCAGAATGTAATTGTTCCAGAACCAGTCCATTTATAGACTCTATATCCACCAGCAACAGTTATTGTGGGTGATCCAGTTGTGGTTGTTGCCGCACCATAAGTATCAGCATATCTAATAATCACAATTCCTGAGCCGCCATTGCCACCTGTAGATGTTCCAACGCTAGAAGCATAAGAACCACCGCCTCCACCGCCACCTGTGTTTGCTGTTCCTGTTCCAGCCGTATCAGTGCTAACGCCAGCGCCATTTCCACCACCACCTGTGCCGCCTGTACCTACTGTGTTTCCAGAACCCCAAGAATCATTTCTAGTACCACCACCACCGCCGCCAGCATAAGTTACTGATGATCCAGAAATGCTTGAAGCAGTACCATTACCGCCATTTCCGGCAGTATTTCCACTAGCATTTGATCCTGCGGCACTTGCACCACCAGCACCGCCACCAGCACGAACGCTTCCCGCTGGTGATGTTCCTGATGTTCCACCATTAGAGCCTTGGCCTGATGTTCCAGTTCCACCGGAACCAGCGCCCGATCCATCACTTCCGCCGCCACCGCCACCGCCACCAGAGCCACCATTTGCGCCATTTCTAACAGAAGCTGTTCCTTGAGTTGTTGAACATCCACCACCACCACCACCGCCTGTGGCGGTAATAGAACTAAATACAGAATTAGAACCACTTCCACCAGTTGCGGCTGAAACTCCCGTTCCGCCAGCACCCACAGTAACTGTGTAAGATGTTCCGGCAGTTACAGAAAGTCCAGTAGCAGTTAAATATCCACCAGCACCACCACCTCCACCTGATGTACCACCACCAGCCGCACCACCCGCAACCACAAGATATTCAACAGAAGGAGGGGTATTTAAAAATGTGGAGACTGTATTCCAAGAGCTGTTATATGTTGAATAAACTTCAAGCACGTTTGTAGTGCTGTTTATTCGGGTCATCCCGTTTGCAGGAGTACCGGGACGCTGGGCTGTAGTCCCTACGGGCAATGTCAAAGCGCCAGTCGCATCAACACTAACACCATCAGTTTGACCACTGATTGTGCTTGATCCAGATCCACCGCTTATTGTTATTGCCATAACATTACCTTAAATGGTTGCTTCAACCCAAGAAGTTGTAGATTCATCCCAAACGTATTGTTTGTTATCAGTTGGGTATGCAACTGGCGCATCCCACTTGCAAGTTGTTTCATTAAGAACCCAAGATGCAAACGGCTTGGGGGCAATAAACGCATCACGGGTTGAGTCGTATGTGTAGCCAATGCCAGCGTAGTTCTTACGCATATTGCCGTTGTAGCTGGTCTGCAACCACACACCGCCTAACAAGTCGTGGCAAAACTTAGCGCCAATAGTTTCTGACTCAGCGCCATGTTGATCTTTGCAATCGTCATTGTTCACCACAATAACGCGCAACACTGTGTTGTTTAAACCGATTTCTGCAAAATGTGCCATGTCTACCTCAATCTTTATTGAACCAAAACCCAAGATACTGTGGTTTCATCCCACCTATATTTATGACCGTCTTGGGGACAAGATACAGGCGCATACCATAGGTGTTGAGTCTGGTTGTACAACCAAGATGGAAATGGTTTAGGCGGAATGAACGCATCAGTTTGGCTGTCATAGACGTAGCCAACGCCGGGAAAGCATTGGCGTATTGAGCCATCTTCTGCACACCGCAACCATTTACCGCCATATTCTCGATATAGCCAATCACTGTCTTTGGTATCTACCAAATACAAAACATCAGTAACGATGTTATTTTCTACTTTTGCGTACCAAGCCATTTTATGTCCTTACGCAGTATATGTGCCAGCAGTTGTGAACGTGTGGTATGTGTAACCGCCAGAAGAAGTTACTGTGCCGCCTGTACCTCGTTGCGCTCCCAAATAGCGAATAACAACAACTCCCGCTACTCCGTTATTGTTTCCGGCTGCGCCGCCATTACCAGCACTTCCTCTCAACGGATTAGAAGAATCACCGGGTGTTGTCCCAGAACCTGCTGTCAATGTTGCGGAAGTTACAGACGTTGAGTTGTAATAAGCAGAACCGCCACCGCCAGAAGAGCCGGGGTTTGTGTTTGAACCAGCGCCGCCACCCCAATATCCACCGCCACCGCCACCAGAGCCGCCGCCATCGCCTTCTGTGCCGGAAGAACCGCCTTGCAATGCAGATCCTGTTTGAGAAACAGAACTACCTCCAGCAGACTGAGTACCGCCACCACCACCAGCCGAGTTTCCGGCTGCACCAGCAACGCCATTTGTGCCGCCACCAGCGCCACCATTTCGGTCTTCGTAAGAAGCACCACCTCCACCACCAGCAATAAGACGAGCATTTGCTTGAGAAGCAGAAGTCAAGAAAATTCCAGAATACCCACCACCACCGCCGCCATACCCAGAGTTTCCGCAAAGCCCACCACCACCAGCAACTGCGGGGCCTGTTCCAGCATTTGCCGCTCTGGAGTTTCCACCGCCGCCAATTACCACAGCGAAAGCCTCAGGAAATGTTACCACCATAGTTCCGGTTGCCGCGCCGCCGCCGCCGCCAGTTCCAGTGCCTGCGTAACCACCAGCGCCACCCCCACCCCAAGCAAACATTTCAACGCTATATGGTGGAGCTTGATTAAAAGCGATCCAAGAAGAATTTGTTGCGTCATACCACTCCGGCAATCCGGTAGTTGTGTTCATCCTAACCATTCCGGTTGCACCAGTAGGGCGTTGAGCCGTTGTCCCAACAGGCAAAGTCAAAGCGCCAGTAGAATTAACAGTCACTACCCCAGAGACAGGTGTAAGAGTCAGATTGCCTGTGGTATCCGCTGTGCTGACCAGCGCCGTAGTTGTAGTTGTTCCTGCTGAAATTGTGCTCATATAACCACCCACCTTTGGCCGGAAGCCACTGTCACAGACTGCCCTGAAGCCACTGTTACAGGGCCAACAGATAAACCATTAGACCCCGTGCTGATTGTTGTGCTTTGGGATACTGTATCGCTTTGCACTATTACTCCGCTTGTAGAACTTCCTATTGCTGGATAGGTAACAAACACATCTTTAGTACCGGCAGAAAAACTCAACGCACTGGGCTGTGTTCCTGAACTATTGGCAAGAACCGTTGTACGCGCCAGTGTAGTGCCAGAGGATGTGTACGTACCAATACCCACTTCCCATTCATTGCCGGTCTGCCCAGCAATTGTGTAATAAGTCAGGTTTGCATTACCAATCACAGCGAACGATTGATAGCCTGCGGATGCCCCTGCAAGCGTAATAGTGCCCGTACCAGCCGTAGTGGTCGTTTCTTTTACCCGGTCTGCTACAACAATCGCCATGCCGTTTCCTTAATTTACCATCTCAACTTCTTGCCAATCAGCGTTTTGCTCATCTTCAATCAACCCCCAGTTAGCGGATTGAGTACTGCTAATGGCTTGCCAAGCTGAAGTCTGAGCATTATCTATCAACCCCCAACCCGCTGATTCGGTATTTGTGATATTTTGCCAGTTTGCGTTCTCGCTGTCATCAATTAACGACCAATAAAATACACCAACATTACCGACTGCGCCAGAGGCTTGAACACCTGTTAGTGCAACTGACTTAAACCCAACTACGCTGCCTACTGCTCCAGTGGCCTGAACCCCAGTCAAAGCAAACGATTTACTACCCGTAACAGAACCAACTGCGCCCGTAGCGGCTACGCCAGTCAAGGCTTTCGTAATACCCGCTGTAGGTGTACCAACTGCGCCGACACCAGCAACACCAGTAATCCCTACAACACGGCTAAATGTAACCGAGCCAACAGCACCACTAGCTTGGACTCCTGTTAATGCAATGGTTGTTGTATTATCAACAGACCCAACCGAGCCAGAGGCTTGAACTCCAGTTAACGCTTGAGCATCATTGGCTAAAACACTACCAACCGCACCAGATGCCTCAACTCCCGTAATAGCTTTGACAAGATCGGCAGCTACAGTCCCAACTGCACCAGAAGCTGAAACACCTGTTAGGGCAATCTGCACAACTGGCGCAACGCTACCCACTGCCGCATCAGAATGAACCCCAGCAATACCAACGCCGGGAGTCTCAAATACATCACCTACAAACCCTTCAGCCGCCACCCCAGTCAGAGCAATGGTACGCTCTCCAACTGCAACCGATCCAACCGATCCAGAGGCTTGAACACCGGTAATGGCAACAGCTTGAACAACTTCAGCAACGACTGTGCCTACATTACCTGTGGCAAATACACCCGTAATGGCTATATCTCTGTTGCCAACAGCAACGGAACCTACAGCGCCAGAGGCTTGGTTTCCTGTAATGTCCTCAGTTATTGCGGCTGCAACAGTACCCGTTTGACCAGCAGCTTGAACTCCTGTGAGCGCAACCGTTCTCTCACCCATTGCAACGGAGCCAACAGCCCCGCTTGCTTGCACTCCAGTTAACGCTTGCGCATGATTAACCGCAACTGTGCCTACCGCGCCAGATGCCTGAACTCCGGTAAGGGCAACAGTAACGTTTGTATCCCCTCCCGCAAGCGAGGAAAACGGCGCAGCGGAAAACGGGGCGATACCAAACATGGCTACACAGCGGGATTACCCGCCGCCCTCATTAGGTTGTAGACAAGCGGAGCAAACCGGTGGTTGTAGCGTTAACAGGCATTGTTAGTGTGAACGTACCAGCAGTAACAGTTTGAGAACCAAATGTATGAACGCTAACTGCTTTATTAGAAGCGGATGAGTTGTAGATCAACACTGCATCAAACGCTGTAGTCAACGTTACGTTGGTATAAACAAGACTGGCTGAAGGTGTCCAATATGCAACGCCCGCAGTAGACGATGTATTTGTAGATAACGGGGACGTGCCGTTGGTCACTGTTACACCGCCCGCCACGTAGTTTGTTCCTGTTACCTCACCAGAAGTACTATAAGCAGTGGTTGCGGCGTTATATGTGGCTGTAGCCTCATACAGAGCAGCTTTGAAAGTATTACCTGTACCGGTTGTGAAGTTGTGCGTAGCCGTCAAGAGTTCTTGCATGAACGAGGTGCACATTGATTGCGTATTTGCCATGATTTTTCCTTTTAAAAAGAAGCTGCGACAGCGGAAAGACCAACCGCTTTCTTTAATGCGACATGAGCAGAGCGGTGAACCAATTCACCTTCGTGCCAATACTCAACCCATGTTGTGTATTCGTTGTCATTATCCACGAAGCCTTCTTTTTTCTCAAGAAGAGATTCGTCCATTTCGCCTTTGGTGGTGGTTACAAGTGCCATGTTTTTCCTATACAAGTCTAATGAGAGCAGCCGAGCTAGTGTTAGCGGGCATCGTGACAGTAAATGTACTGGTTGACGTTACGTTGTTTCCAAAATCTAAAACACAGACAGCACCATTCGCTCCGGCTTTATAAATCAACGCGCCACGAGCCGTAATTGCGCCAGTCCACGCTGGGCTGGAAAAGTTAACGTAAATGGTACTGCTGTTTGAACTAAGCGCAGTATTCACTGTCGCCGTTACTACCAGCCCACCAGCCGCATAGTTACCACCAGAAGTTTCACCATCTGATGTGTAAGCCGTAGTCAGTTGGTTTAATGTGGCTGAGTTGGTATACAACGCCAAACGAAATGTGTCAGTTGAAAAGTTCAACGTCCCATTGATTAACCCAGTCCGCAACGTATTGCAGGAGTAATTACCTGTAAAGCTCAAAGTACCACCTCATAACGGTTGTGTTTTTGGCGGTTCATTGTAAACGGTATCACTTGTAAGTTTGTTGGCACATGAAAGCCCGATACAAATTTTCCTTGCAATGGAATTATGTGATCAACTTCCCACTGAAAACCAAACAGTTTAGTCCTCAAAGCAGCCAACTCGTAGGCTTGTGCAATGATCCAATGGTCATCTTCAATTAACCATTGTGGTGTACGTTGCAATTTTGCAGTTCTCCGCCGTGCTTCTTTTGCCGCATGTTTGTGTAGATTAGCTTTTTTGTATGCGCTTCCAACGGCCAAAATATGGTTTTTCTTGGCTAAATATCTTTGTTGAAAATACTCGCGCCTCATTGGATTTTTTTCCGCATCATACGCACGTTGCACTTTTTTGATACGTTCTGCGTTATCTATTTTATATTGTTTCTTATACTCAGACACACAAGTTGCACACCAAGTTCGGTGCCCATCAGGATTCCGACCTTTGTGAAACATACTCAGTTCTTTCTGAGTATTGCATTTGGTACAAGTTTTCATGTCACCGCCTGTCTATATTGACCAGAACGATAAGCGTCTTGACGCTCCATACCATCGCCCAAACGTTTAGCTTGTGCAAGGGCTTCTTTGTATTTACCGTCATACAAGGCCAACATGTCTGTCTCACCTTTCATAAAGGTATAAGCCTCAACCAGTGAACCATACAGAAGTACAGTATCAAAGTTATCACCAAGCCATGACGTGCCAGCCGTTACGATAGATTCTGGGTAGTAATAGAAATGCAACTCAACGTTGTAACTTGTATCTGGTGTTGGGCCAAGAATAAAACTTAACTCAGTTGTGATGGTGCTTCCACTGATTGTTGGGCCAAACAAAGCATAGTATTTAGGGATCCCAACATCTGTCGTAGGATTAGGATACGCTTGACGAATGTAATTTACGTCTTTGTTTAACAAGTACTCGTAGTTACCAGACCCATCTATCACTGCCAAAGAATATGTAGCAAGATAATCATCTGGAGCGCTAAGATACTTATTACCCGACTGAATGTTACCCGTCATGTTTTTGCGCAAAAAAGGAAACTGCACCGTGTTATAGATGCGTAATTCCGCTTGCTCAATAAACCTGTTGATTTGTTCAGTAGTCGTTTCTATTCCGCCACTGGCAAGAGTAAAATCCGGAAAATTATTTTCCGTATACGACTGAATAGTATCAAACAGTTGGGTGTAATTCATATCAAGCCATTGGCCCCCGGGCTATTACGCCTTTGGTAGCGCAGCCATTACCACGGGTTTTAATACCAGAAGTCTTTGGTTCTTTGTATGGATCACGACTGATGTTGCCAACAGACATGTTCACATCATTGGCGGTCAAACGATTGCCGCCTTGGTAGCCGCTGTTCTTGATGTCTACACCTGCTTCACCACTCATGTTGTGGGGCGGAGCATAAACGCTGGCATCGCCAACTTCTTTGCCCATTACTTTTTTGCTAAAAGTGGCCATATCAAGCTCCTTTTTTGTATGTGAAGGAAGACTTCTTCTGATTAGCCACTTTGGCCAAACCACGACCCAGAGCTTTCATCTGAGCATTAGTCTTGCCGCCTTTGGCAAACTTTGTTGGCTTCATACCTTGATGCATGCCTTTTTCGTGCTTATGCACCATACCAGCCATCATCTTCTTGTCTTGTTTCAAATCTGCTTTGTCCATATTAAGCTCCTTATGTAACTGTAACCGTAACTGTACCAAGTTCTATTGCTAACACCAAGCTATTTGGCGTTAAAAGTGTATCAAATCCACTTGCTCCACCAACAGGGTTGTACCCCCATTGAAAGACCCGACTACCTTGCTCTGGATAACCAAACCCATCTTGAGTAGTGCTATCAGTCAGCAAAATTTGTAAGCCACTTTGGCCAGAAACTTGGTAGCTCACATCGGGGCGCGGCTCACGCACAGCTTGCGGATCATTAACTGGATACATACCCAGTTGCAACTGTGGCTGATCGGGATCCCAACATGCGGGGCAAACCTTGACCTTAAATGGCTTAGTCTTGACTGTCTGTGTCTTTAATTCCTTGAGCATGTACCTCTGCGCACAACGGTCGCATTCAGCAATTGCATGCTTACCGGAAGAAAACCGATTAGGCATAGAACAAGTTCCTTGGCACAAACCTCAACGGAGAGGTATCGCGGTCTTCTGACTGCGCCAATTCCCACTGCTGTTCGTACTCGGCCTTTAGACCCATCACACGCTGGGGGTCAACATCTGGTAGCTTCATGCTCAACAGATAGGCCAGTCCTGCCACCATACAGGGGATAAAACGGAATGGAATGTCTTGGACAGTTACACCAGAACCAGCGTCCTGAATACGGCGCATGCGGTAGTACACAAACATGTACTGGTCACCGGGGGCGTTAGGCGTGGGCCACACGTTAATAGCAGGTAGGTTCTGCACAGTGATAGCCGCGCCGGTAGTGTGCGCCGCAGCGGTTGTGCCGTTCTGTCCACGAGCGCAGTTAAGCAACTGGTTGTTTACAGGGTCTATGTTGGGGTAACTGATGGTCTCATTATCAATCTTGATAAATCCAGCAGTGGTCAAACCGTCCACATTAGACAACGTGATTGTGGTGGCTGTAGATGAAATGGTTCCGTTAAGGGTAACCGTAGTGCTGTTTTCTTGACCGGACTGGCGGTTGTACCAGACCTGAATTGGGCGACCTTGTGCCAACTTGTTTGGCAACGACATATAGGTCGATTCTGAAATGCCGCTGATGTTGATGTCGATCTGGTTAGATGTGGCGTTACTCTGGCGTATAACCATGTCTAGGAGATTGATTGTGTCTGTAGGCATGGGGTAGATAGCCTGACCCGTCACCATTGGAATCTGGCCCTGTTCTACAGTCCAGAAGTTCAAACCACGGTTTGCCCACTCAATCGTCAGCAAGTTCAACGACCGACGTGCAGTGCGGAAGTTGTAACCCGTGCGAAGTTCTTGACCACAACGCTCAAACGCCTCCTCAATGAGGTCGTTCATGTCAAGGTCAAAGGCTGTGGTTCCGGTGGTCTTAGCCATTATCTATACCCTGCTGTTTTCTTTGCAATTGTCTTGGGTTGGGCTACGAATTGTTTTCCGGCGGCTTTTCCTGCCCGCTTGGCTTTGGTCGTCGCAGCGTACTCAGCAGGGCTGAGACTTTTGATCGCAGCGCTTGGAAGGTATCTTTCACCAGTGTCAGAAGATTTTTTACCACTTTTGGTTCTCCATTTTTGGTCGCCCC